CTATCAGTATTGTAAAGTAAAAGACCAGCATTATTAGCTGCTGTAGCATTATTTGACCTAACAGTAAGTTGTGGTACACTTGAAGCTCCTACTATTTCTAAAGCACTGCTTGGAGTTCCAGTTCCAACACCAACTCTATCATTACCACCATCAACGAATAACATATTAGCATTACCATTAGATTCTACTCGGAAGTCTACATCAACTGAATCATCGTTAAATACAGTAGCATTTGCATTAAGAGCTAGTCTATCTCTTAATGTACCAGCGTTCATTGTAGAAATTTTAAAATCACCATCTTCAGAACCGTCAGTTGTAGTTTCAATTTTACTTAAAATTTGTGCAAGAGTAATATCTTGAGAATTATTATTTCTAGCTACAATAAAGTATGCTTGATAGTTATTACTTATATCAACAAATGAATTACCATCTATCAATCCAACAGATGGTATAAGTCTAATTCTATTTAAAGATGCACCACCACGTTCATCTTTTATCATTATATTAACACCATCAATACCCGTTGGGTCTGGTAATGTCAAATCAACATTACCAGCAAAATTTACCCCATAATAAGTATAATCTGTCGTAAGTGTTAATGTTGATGTTGTAACACCAGTTGTAACAAATGTTCCACTAAAACCTCTCGGTCCTTGTGGACCAGGTTGAATAAGCGGTTGAACCCATTGAGAACTATTTCCATCATCAATATAAACAAATTCAGAGCCTATCGATGTATTAAACCATCTATAACCATTTTCAGTTGTTCCAGTTGGTGTAGTTTCAGATATAAAATAAACGAATCCTGTACCACCAGTAAGTGGAAGCGGTTCAATTATATATGTTTTATTTACATTTGGATTTGTACTATTACAACTCATATTATTACACCTATTAACGTAAATTTACCTTCACTATATAAGTTTTTAGTGACCTCTATAGTTATGATATCATTTGCACTTATTATTATATCCTGACCTATTGATAAACCATTTAATTTCTCAACACCATTAACACTTAATTTTATATTTGTCACACCAACAATATTAGCCAAATCAGTGTATTTTAAATCATATTCAGCAGTATAAGTTATCTTATTAGTTGCTCTTGGTTTAAATATAAAATTATAAAATGCTTTTGTAGAAGCTTTATCAGTTGAAACTCTCAATATAGGTGCTAGTGCTAAATCTTCAATTTCTGTAAACACCAGTGCCCTGTTTATAGCTGGTATAACCTCAAACTTATCTTCATCCAAAACATAACCTCTTAAATTTATTTCAAAAGGCTGTACATAAAATCTTCTATTTTCAAAATCATCTATATTGCTTTCATCACCTATTGATTCTAAAAATAATGGCATTGGATGACCATTAACTCTTATATAGTATTCAATAGCATTGAAAGCCTGCTGAACAATAACATTAAATTTATTTAAGTCTCTCATTCTATTACAAAACAATCTAATTTCATAATTAATGTCAACTGAAGTAGGTTGTGGAATCTTATATAAATCAACACCTCTTCTACCACCTTCAAAAGTTGGTACCTTCAAATATGTATATGTTCTTCTACCTGGAATATTAAATAAACCAGCTTGATTTTGACCAACTTGTGGATTGGGTTGCCTAACTATTGTGATAAATGGCATCTTAATATCTTTAAATTTATCAGAATTTTGCCATGTTTTACTAAATTCAGACCATCTTTGAAGTGTTAAAAATACTACTGGAACCTTTTCTCCATCAAGCGAAAGACTTAAATCTTTTTCAACAAATTCAATAAAAGATTTATCCATATCTTCATACATTACACCTCTGGGTAAATAAGTACCCTTAGCACTAATATCATCTAATATCTCTTGCCTTCTAGGAAAACCAACTTTGTCCTTTATTATCTTTATGTCTTTTCTAAAGCCCTTTGGTACAGCCATATTTATTTATATTTTAAAATCCTCTGAATTCGTTCTCGTCAACAGGCGCACAAGTAACCGTTCTAAATGCACCCTTATATCCAATTATCGTATGTTTATTATCATAATTTTTAACACCATCATTAACAACCGTGTAATACCTAACTTCTTGCTCCGTAACCGCATAACCAATGTAATCACCATAACTAAGCGTCACATCCAAATCATTTAATTGAGCATCATATATACCAAATGTTAATGGACCATCCTGTAAATATCTCAAAGAACCAGCACCACTATTATATGCTTTATTCTCTGCTTCACCCAATATAGGTATAACTCTTAGCTCAACTGGCGGAAAAAATCTTATCTCATCTTTTCTTGCCTCACCGTAAATATCATCAGAAGATGTCATATCCCTATCAACCCTATATAAAACGACAACAAAATTACCATCACCCTCAATAGCCTCACGACCAAAAGAAATTTCTAATTCGAAATCTTCTTCGGAAAAAAATTTGTTAACCCTATTTATTGGTATACGTTTATCAGGCATAATACTTGTTTTTTAATAAATATTTACAATAATATAAATTACTCATTAAGCATTGATTTTTTATGACATATCTATTATTTTAATTATATTTGTATAGAATAATATATTTTTTAATCCATCAATTTGATAAATTTGGAAGACATACAAGGTAGAGGTGCATTAGAATTACTAGAAAAATATGAAGGTAAAAATCCATATTTAAAAAAATTAAAAAGTAACTTTTTAAAAAATAAATCTTTTGTACTAACGGATAATCAAACAAAATATATCATTAGAAACCATGATAATGAACCTATCTTCATAAATAAGATTATACACGTTACTGAATATTTAGGTGAAGAATTAAAAAAACAAGAAAATCTTTCTTTTGTACCAGAAAGAATTTTATTTGAATATATTTTAGGTGAAACCGAAAAAACCTATCATGTATATGGGAAATTAAAAAGAAATCAAAAAAAGTCTGGTATGTATTTCATACCCAAAACACAAGTATTGGATGACCCATATTATGAAGAAATAAACATTGAAGTTGATTTTGAAAAATATACAAAATTAGACACATTTAAATTAAAAGATGGTACAATAGGTAGAACCCCATACGAACATCAAAAAGAAGGCATAAAATTCTTATTGTCAAAAAAAGGGTGCATATTAGCTGACGACATGGGTTTGGGTAAGACATATCAATCCATAATTGCGGCACTAGAATCTGGCGCAAAAAAGATACTAATTGTTTGCCCATCTTCACTTAAAATAAACTGGGAAAGAGAAATACATTACTTTCAATGTAAAGATACAGCAATAGTAGAAGGAAAGAGATGGAGCGAAGCAAAATTTACAATCATTAACTACGACATACTCAAAAACTTTCATGAGATACCCGATAAAAATATAAAAGAAGAAGATATATGTTGGGACAATCAACACATAGTTAAAGCCAATTTTGACTTAATTATAATGGATGAAGCCCACTTCCTTAAGAACCCAAAGAGTATAAGAGGTTCAATCATGAAAGACCTATGTACAAATTATAATACGGAAAGAGTATGGTTATTAACAGGTACTCCAGTTGCTAACAGACCAATGGATTATTATAATCTTTTGAAATTAATTAAATCACCATTAACTGATAATTGGAAATACTATGTAACTAGATATTGTGAAGGTAGACAAATAACCACAACAGTAAAAAATGGTTATAGAAAAAAAATATGGCTAACAAATGGAGCATAAAACTTAGAAGAACTAGCAATGAAAACCAAGAATGTTTTTATAAGAAGATTAAAAACAGAAATTTCTGACATGCCAGAAAAAAATATTGCACCTATATATTATAAATTTAATAATAGACAATTAAGAGACTATGAAAACCTTTGGGAAGAATATCTAGAAGAAAGAATTTTACTAAAGAAAAGGGGCAACCCAGCAAGAGATATGGTAGAACTAGGTTTATTAAGAAAGTTCGTAGCAATGGAAACCATACCAAATACCATAGAACTAGTCGAAAACATATTAGAACAAGGCAACAAGGTTATCATATTTACTAACTTTACCGATGAATTAATGGCTTTAGATTCTCATTTTGGTAAAAATTCCGTAATTCATTATGGAGGAATGAGCGATAAAGACAAACAAAAATCAGTTGATTCATTTCAAAATAATGATAAAATAAAAGTATTTATAGGTAACGTAAAATCAGCTGGTGTTGGTATAACACTTACAGAAGCTAATTATGTTGTATTTAACTCATTCTCTTGGGTTCCTGGTGATAATGAACAATGCGAAGATAGAAGTTATAGAATAGGTCAACAAAATAATGTAACAGTTTATTATCAATTGTATGATAATAGCATATCAACAATAATGTGGAATACTGTTAAATACAAAAAACAAATAATAGAAACCATAATGGGAGAAAGAGAAATTGACGAAGAAGCCGCTATGGAGATAATGCTCAATCAAATAATTGATGAATATGAATAGAATAAGAGTATACGGATTTGAAGGATGTCCATACTGCAAAGAGCTTATGGAAATGTATGACAAACATAATATTGAATATCATTATGTAGATGTTGATTTAGATGAGAATGCTGAAGAAACTGAAAAAATTATGGAAATAGGTCAAACTGATAGTGTACCTATTATTTTAGTTAACAATACACTATTATCCCCAGAAAATAGTTTTAAATCAATAAAAGAAGCCTATCAAACAACTCTAAAATTTTTGAAATAATATTTTTTAGTTCCACAATCGTATATTTTAATAAAGTTATTTTCTTTTAATATTTGATTCGCTGTTTTATTTTTATCAAAACCCATTTTTACTAATTTATGTTTTTGATATTTTAATCTAT